GAAGCGACCCATTAAAACCAGATGACGCATTAAGTGATGTAAGAAGAAGTTTTATAAATAATAGATACAATACAACTATTAGATCAAGAGTAAATGACAGAGATGTTCCGATTATAGTTATCATGCAACGACTTCATGAGGACGATTTGTCTGGTTATCTTTTAGACGGCAATAGTGGCGAACAATGGCATCATTTAAAATTAACTGCTATAAATAAAAACAACGTTCCATTATGGCCAAGCAAACATTCATTCAAAGAATTAGAATCAATAAGACAAGCAGACAGATATACATTTTCTGGACAATACATGCAAGAACCAGCACCAGCTGAGGGTGGCGAATGGCGTAAAGATTGGTTTAACATTATAAACAAAAGTGAATTGCCAAACGACATAGAATGGGAAATGTTTATTGACGGCGCATATACTAAAGACACTAAAAACGACCCAACAGGAATACAAATCAGTGGCAAATCAAATGACAATCTTTACATATTAAAAAGCATTGATAAATATTTAGAGATGCCAGAGTTAAAGAATTTTATAATTTCATTTGTCAAAAGTTGTGGTGTTCACATTAATCAAATATTGGTTGAACCAAAAGCGTCTGGTAAATCATTAGTGCAATTATTAAGACGTGAAACACATTATAACGTTAGTGAACTAAAAACAGATTTTGTTAGATTCAGTAAAATAGAACGTGCTAGAGCATCATCTCCTTTTATTGAGGGTGGCAGAGTTTACTTAACAAAAGACAATTGGAATGATGCTTATTTGCAACAAGTTGGAACGTTTCCTAACGCTAAACATGATGAACACATTGACGTTACAGCATATGCCATAGAACGTAATTTAATTAAAAATTTCTTTGTGATATAATTACTTTTAATTTTTGTATTTTTACAAAAAATTTATTATAGACACATGGCATCTTTATTTGATCGTTTCAAAAATCTATTGAACAAAAACGCACAAAAGACATCAGAACAATATAACCGAGCAATATATAATTTTCTTGGCGAAAGCATTATATGGAATTCTGAAAATGATGATACTTACATACAACAAGGTTATCAAAAAAACGCAACAATATATTCTTTAATTAATATAATTACTAAAGCTGCAACAACAATACCGTTTCAAATTTACGAGATAGAAAATAAAAATGATTACAAAAGATATAAAGCATTAACAAGCGGAACATTTGACGCTAACATTTTACATAAATCAGAAATATTAAGAAAACGTGCTTTAAGCGAGATTGAAGATACTGAATTACATATGTTGTTAGATCGACCAAACCCTGCACAATCTTATAATAGTTTTATAACAGAATTAATTGCATTTGGCAAATTAACCGGCAACAGATACATATATGGTATTGGACCAGAATCAGGTGACAATATTGGAAAATACAAAGAATTATATGTAATGCCTTCACAATTAATGGAAATAATTAGTGGTGGTATTATGCAACCTGTTGTAAAATATAAAATACAATATAACGGAAATCATGACATTCCAGCAGAACAGATTTGTCATATTAAAGATTTTAACCCCTACTACGACGGAACTGGAACACATCTTTACGGACAATCTCCTTTACGAGCAGGTTTGCGAACACTAACAACAAACAACGAAGCAACACAAACAGGTGTAAAATATCTGCAAAATCAAACAGCACGTGGTGTGTTAATGTCTGAAGAAGGCGACATTAATGAAGTACAAGCGCAACAATTAAAAGACAAATTTCGTCAATCACATCAAGGGTCAAACAACGCAGGAGATATTATAATAACTCCTAAAAAGTTATCATGGGTCAATTTTGGACTGAATGCATCAGATGTTTCTTTGATCGAGCAATATAATGCATCAATAAAAGATTTATGTAACATTTATAATGTGCCTGTTCAATTGTTAAACAACACTGATTCAACAACATATAACAATATGAAAGAAGCAAAAAAGGCATTATATCAGAATGTGGTTATTCCTGAATTGTGTAAAATACGTGATGAATTAAATAGATGGTTAACGCCTAAATATGGCGAAAAACTATGCATTGATTTTGATTTTAGTGTTATTCCAGAATTGCAAGAAGAAACAGACAAAGTTGTTAGTCAAATGACGCAGGCATGGTGGTTAACACCTAACGAAAAACGTATGGCAATGAATTATGGCGAAGATGAAGAAAACGACATAATGAATGAGTATTTTATTCCTGCTAATTTAATGCCTACAAATGATTTTGACGAAGTAGTTGACGAACCATTAGATATTGACGTTAATGAAATATTAAATGAACCAGAGCAAGTTGAGGAAAATAAAAAACACATTATAGACATGGAAACGGAAAAAGATTTGTTTAAAACAAAAGAATTAGCTGAAGAACGTGCTGTACAATTAGGTGGTAACGGTAGTCATGAAATTGCTGGTTATTTCATGCCATTTAACACACACAAAGAATATGTTGACGCAAAAAACAAAAGATGATTGGCAAAAAGCATTTGAAAAACAAATGGACATTGCTGAAAAACCTAACATTGCAAAAGTAAAACGTTATTACAAAAGAGAGTATAACAAAGGAATACAATCTTTTCTTTCTTTAAACGCTACTAATTACGAAAACACTTTTTTAACTGCTGATTTTATAAAATTATATGCAGAAATATATAAATCAGTTGGGTTACGTTTTGCTAAATGGTATGCACGTAATTTTGACAAATACATAAAAAAAGGAATTAATCCTAGACAATTTGAAAGCATTTGGGAACAACAATTCTTATTTCTTGGTCAAGCCATTGCCGCTAGACGTGTAACACTAGTTTCAGGAACAGCAAAAAAAACATTGCGTAATATTTTTAAAAGATTATTACAAGATCAAGAATTTATGCAATTAGGCGAACAACAACAAGCACGTGTATTGAGAAGAAAATTTAACAGATATTCACAAACACAAGCAGAACGTTTAGTCAGAACAGAATCAACTTTAATAGCAAATTATGCTACAATGCAAAGTGCATTATCTATATTTCCAGGCGCACAAATGAAAAAAGAGTGGATAGCAAGTTTTGATGACAGAACACGTGACGCACATGCTTTAGCTGACGGACAAATTGTTAACTATGATGACACATTTATTGTTGGAGTAGATTTTATGAAGTATCCAGGCGACCCAGCTGCCAGTGCTGAAAATATAATAAATTGTCGTTGTAGTGTTGCGCCTTTTCCAGATGATTTTGCAGAATCAATTACAGACATAGATAACATAGGTTTTGGTCTTTCAAGACAAACAACTTTTTAAAAATTAAAATTGTATCTTTGATACAAATTTTTTGTTATGGGAAATATAATTTTTAAACAATCGCCTATTGGTGAATTATTAGACGCTGACGAATATGCTGGCGTTGTAAAAGGTTACGGTTCATATTTTGGAAATAAAGATTCTGACAATGACGTAATAATGAAAGGTGCATACAAGAAAACCATTAAAGAAAATGGTGAAAGAGTAAAATATTTGTATCAGCACAATATGATGCAACCAATCGGTAAAATGAAGGAATTATATGAAGATGATAAAGGTTTAGTTTTTGTAGCTGAAATTGCTAAAACGCAATTAGGTAAAGACGTTGTTGAATTAATGAAATCTGGTATATTAACTGAAAATTCAGTTGGTATTATGCCAATACAAAAAGAAAACAAGCGTGAATATAGAGAAATAACAGAGGTTAAACTTTATGAGATCAGCGCAGTTACTTTAGCTGCAAATGAAGAGGCAAAAATTTTAGATGTAAAAGGTAACGTTGATTATGAAAAACTAACAAAACGTTACGACAATATTTGTAAAATTATTCGCAAAGGTGATATATCTGATGATTTAGGTTACGCACTAGAGGCGGAAGTTTTAAAATTAAAATCTCTATTTATAGAGTTCACAAAGCCGACAGATTTAGTCACTTTGCCGAATGTTGAAAGTAAAAAAGAAGATTTAGATATGTATAGTTATTTAATTAATTCTTTAAAAAAATCGTAAGATGGAAGAAAATGTAAAACAACAGCTTGATCAATTAGGCAATATTATTGACGAAAAAATTGAAAAAGCTAACGCACAAGTGCAACAACGCACTGACGGTAAGATTGACGAAACTTTAAAAGGTGAAATCAATAATCTTACACAAAAATTTAACGAAAGAATGGACGCAATGGAAGTTTCCAATAAAAAGTCATTTGATTCGTTAAGTTCACAAAGAGAATCAAAATCTTTTAAAAGTGCTTTAACAAAAAGCATTAATGAAGGCGCTATTGATTCAATGAAAAACGGTACTTCAAGAGGTGCTAGCTTTGAAATTAAAGCTGACATGACTGTTGGTGCTGATTTCACAGGAGAAGTTATTCCAGCACAAAGAGTGCCTGGGTATTACTTTGACCCAAACAGACCACAAAACATTAGACAATTAATTCCAAGCGGAACTACTTCGTCTGACGTTATAAGATTTGTTTCAGAATCTGGATATTCCAATGGGGCGGCAGCTACGGCAGAAGGCGCAACATTTGGCCAAACTGATTTCGATATGACAGCTACAAGCGTAAATGTTGAAAAAATTGGTACTTATTTAAGAATTTCAGAAGAAATGCTTGCTGACACACCACAATTAACAAGTTATATATCAAATAGAGTTCCAGCTAAATTAATGGAAGTTGAAGATGATCAATTACTAGGTGGAAATGGTGTTTCTCCAAATCTAAAAGGTTTATATAATTCTGGTACTGCTTTTGATGAATCAGCATCATCTGCTTTTTATCAAGCTGTTACTGCGCCAAATGAATTTGACGTATTAGTAGCTGCTATTAATCAATTAGCATTAAGCAATTATAGACCAAATTATATTCTTTTAAACCCAACTGATTTTCATAAAATCTTGTTGACAAAAGACACAACAAACAATTATATTAAAGATCAAGTTTATCAAGGACTTGCTCCTAATTTTATGGGTGTTCCTGTTGTTCAAAATGTAGAAGTTAACGCTGGAACGTTCCTAGTTGGTGACTTTGCTAATTCATGTCAAATGTGGGTTAGAGATAACTTATCTGTTGAGTTCTTCAGAGAAGATGGAACTAACGTTAGAGATGGTTTTGTTACTGTTAGAGCAGTTGAAAGAGTTGCATTAGCAACTTACTTGCCAAAAGGTATCATTGACGGTACGTTTAGCAGTGCAATTACATCTATGACAGCATCATAATCGTAGTTAATTTATTGAAAAAGGCGTCATAATAGGCGCCTTTTTTTTTGCTCTTTGCTATCTGTAAAACATAAAAAATTAAAAAAAATTTAAAAAAAAACTAAAAATATTTTTTTATTTTAAAAAAGTGTTGTATATTTGAAGTAACAATAACAACAAAAACAAAAATTATGTCAGTATTATTATTAACAGAAAACGAATTAACAAAATTAAGTAACACATTAGCTAACAACAAAGAAGTTGTTGAATTTGTTTCAAAAACTGAAATTGCTAATGATAGAAAAAAATATTCATTTGAAGATGCAAAAACAACAATTCAAAGAGCTGTTTGGTATGGTTATGTAGCTAACAGAACAGCTTACAATCTTCAGTATCAAGAAAATGAATTAATAAACTTTAACATTGATAAATACGATTTGGGTCAAGAATTTAAAACATTGCAAGAAGCAATTGACGTTTTAGGTAGTTTAGTTTATAACATAGCTACAAATGACGGTAACGTTTTTTTATCTGATCAGTGGTCAAATCTTTTAACAAATATTAAAAAAGAATTTAAGATTGAAGTTGAGTTAGAAATGCCTAATTACACTTATTAAAAACAAATATTAACGAGGGGTATTTCTGCCCCTCACAAAAACTAAACAAAATGAAAAAATTACATTGGTACGAAACCTGGAAAATTGACGAAGATATAGAAGATGATATATTAAATTCAATTAACAAATTGACTAAACAATATAAAGAATATAAAGAAAAAAATAATAACAATAAAAACTAAACAAAATGAAAACAAGAGAAAAATTAATACAAGAATTAAAAAGCAAAAGCTGTTTTACAAAAAAACAATTACAAGAAGAATCTACTGAAAATTTAAAAATCTTAAAAAGATTTATATTAAATGAAAAACCGATTCCAAGATTTATTGACGACTTTTAAAAACAAATATTAACTAAAACAAATAAAATGTATAGAATCAAATTAACACAGGAAGAACTCGAACACATAATTGATGTATTATGGGACGTAGATAAATTTCATTGGAGTAAAGAATCAAGACAACTAAATAAAAAGATAGATGAATACTTAAACGAAGAACATCACAGACAAAGAAAATTAATAACTAAAACTATATAATGGAACTATATACAACATGGACAGACAGCACTTATACTAAAATTAAACATTATTCTGTAATGTTAGGTGTTGACCCAAAAACAGGATTTACAAAATACAAAAATTTTAAGACAAAAAAAGAAGCGCAAGATTTTATAAACAAAAATAAATAATTATGACAACAATAGAATTTATGCTAGACAAAATAGCAAAAAAAAGATATAACGAAAAATATAAATATTGTACAAAAAAACAACAAATGCAATGTTTAATATATCTTGATCAAGATTTAAAAATAATAAGACAAAAAGAAAAGGTAGATACACACGTGAAAAAGTGTTTAACAATAATTTTAGCAATACTTCTTATTGGTTTAATAGGTAATGCTTTTATAAACTTTTTTAGTTCGTAATGTACGTTTATTTTGACACATACAGCGAATATGATTATAAATGCAATTATTGTGAAAAACAAATGTTAGAAGATCAACATTATTGTTGCAGTGATTGTTTTAAAGCAGACATGTTATGAATAAAGATTTAATAAAATATATTTTATGTACAACTTTGCTTGTGTTTAGCATTAGACAGTTACATTTATATAACGACACAATAGGGTTTTTATTTTTAATTATCCTATTTTTTTCAGTCACGTTAGCACGTGAAACATAATTTTTTTTGATTAGTTTAGTTTTTGTTAGAACCAGGTAAAGTTATTTTACCTGGTTTTTTTGTATATTATATGACGTGAATAGCAATTTACTTGGGTGTACAGCTGAATATAAATTTGCAACCATGGCAATGGAAAACGGTTTATTTGTATCAATGCCATTGTTAGATTCCTCTCCATATGATTGTATAATTGAATTGCCAAATTATAATCTTCGCAAAATACAAATTAAATCAACTGCAAAACCTGAAGTGCCACGTGGCATACATGTTACTTTACACACAAATAATAGATATTATAAATTGAATGAGGTAGATTATTTTGCTATTTGGGTTGCAGTTTTCAACGGTTTCTTTATAATTAAAAATACAGGAACAAACAGCGCATTTAAATTTACACGTTATGGCAAATATTCAAATAATTTTAATAACTTTGCAATAATCGAGTAAATCGATTTTCCTTTATATATAATTTTTATTCGTTTTCATTTAAAAAGTGTCGCAAAATATTGTGACACTTTTTTTTTATCTTTACATAAAATAAATATTATGAAATTAAAAGCATTAATACCGTTAAAACATAAAGGTAAAAGTTATGAAGCTGGTGATGATATAAATATTCCAGACGACAAAGTTGAAGTTTTTGTTGCTAAAGGTTGGGCGTCAAAAGAAGCAAAACCAAAAAAAGAAACAAAAGAAATGAAAGTATCTAAAGAAACTAAAGAAGATGCGTCAGAATAAAATAAATTCAACAACTGGTTCTGAAATAGTTACAACTAGTGATTTGAAATCTTACGCAAGAATTGACACATCTGCTGATGATACAATTATTGGACGTATGATTGTACAAGCAAGAATTTGGTGCGAAAATTATATAAGTCGTGACATTGTTGCTAAAAACAGAACGTATTATCTTGACAAAACAGAAACAGGTGTATTTGATATACCGTTTGCGCCAGTTTCTAGTATAAGTAGCGTACATATTGAAGGTACTGCTACAACTGATTACACAATGTTAGGTTTAGATAACGAAACAATGGAATTGGATGGAGGCGCTGCTGACAAAGTAAAAGTGGTTTACATAACATCAGGTTTGTCAGATGATTTGTTAAAACAAGCAATTTTGCAATTAGCTGCTACGTATTATGATAACAGATCAGACATACATGAAAGAAAAGCAAACATTGGTTCAGTT